TCTATATCCCAGTGATTCAAAAGTTGGTCACTTGGTATAAATGTTCTGGTGAGGAATGGACAATTGATCGTTTGAAAGCGATCAAACTAGATGTTATCCGTAGACAAGCAGGCATGCCGCCTGTTTCTCGATGGATCTCCCGGAAGACTCTTTATTTTAAAGGGCCTTTCGGTTCACTTGATAAATGGATGTCACTTAGTGATAAACATTTTTTTCGTGGAATCCAGTTACTCCAGATTTATACGTTGTTTTATGCTAAAGGTGTTACACCTAAGCAAAAGGACAAGTTTATTTCTGGTGTATTATCCGATTCCCCACTGCCATCTGCTCTTTCCCTTTCTAAGGAAATAGTAGATAAAGGTTACGAATTACTTCCTAACCGTGTAGTGTACAAGAGATTAGTTTCATGTAAACCATTGGTTGACATGATTCCATCGCCTTGTAAGAGAGCACCTCTCATTGATTGTTCTGTTCCAGAACAAGAAGCGATTGTTGACTCTATGAAATTTCTGTTTGAAACAACAGAAGGTTTTCAACACTACATCAAATACAAAAGCACCCATTATAAATTCGTCTTAGACGGATTATGGGACGTCTTGTGTGATCCTTACAATCGTAAGGAGAATTCACGTGTATTTGAACCGATTAAGAAGCATAATTCATTCCTTGTGGGACGTATTGGTCTTATCCAGGAAGCTGGTTATAAGCTTCGTGCTGTAGCCAACCCTGGCCGTATATTTCAACGAGTTCTTGAGCCTTTTGGTAATGCTATTTATGATTACCTTAAAACTCTACCCTTTGATTGTACGTTTGACCAAAACAAAGCAATTCCTGTTTTACAGGATGCGCTTACCCACGGCAAGACGATTCACTCCATCGACTTATCAGGTGCAACAGACTATTTCCCTCTCGCTCTACAGGAACATCTTCTTAAGAAAATGTTTCCTGATATCGATGTGGATTTGTTTGTTGATCTGAGCAAGGCTTCATGGTATATGCCCCAATGTGGGGAGATATCCTGGAGAAGAGGGCAACCTTTAGGCTTATTTCCAAGTTTT